TCTCGATATTGCTACGATGGCGTGAGGTTATGAATCATATATTACGTTTTGTTAAGTTACCAACCTAACTATATTCACGTATTTATAAGTCATTCCTTATACTTCGTGGATTGTTCTTACATTAAGTAAACCTCTGTTTATTAACAATTATTTTTCAAATTAAGTGTACGTTAATGTTACATCTGCCAATTATTAAACATTTCCTTACTTGTATTATAATACTTATATTTTTCCTTCATTTTACTTTATACACACTATATCTTAATAAAATTATTTTAATATCTTTGTGATAGACATAGGTAACCTATAAGTAGTATTAATATACTCTATCTAACTCAATTTCAATTCACTGTATTACAATTACAAACCAAAACATCTGTTTACGAAAGGAATCTACTTTCTATCTCCTAACACATTTAGTCGTTGACATTTTGTTAAATACATTATTAAATACAATTCACCTGAATGTACCATTAAACCTTCATCAGCATATATTTCTCAATATAATCATGATACACCGTTTACTAGTACAGAGTCATATGTTCTATAGTTATTCAAATCTGCTTAACTACCATATAATTATTGCACTTTCTTACAATATTCTAATTGAGTCTATTTTGTCGCTGTTAATATCAAAGATTGTTATAAGTTATGATGTGTTACGATATACGTTGTTTTACCACAACCTGGTACACCTTCCATTAAATTTATTTCAACATTATCATAATTATACAACAAAATATTATGTAATTACTGGTACAACTGATCTCTTATTTATTTTTCTCTCAAAAACTATACTTCATCTAACATCAATACTACACGTTAATTTGTCTTGCAATTGTATCATTATAATTTTTAGTCCCACTTACACTATATAAATTATTAGCCATCCCAACCGTAGTCGTAGAGTTCTTTTGGACTATTGTGAATAAACTTATTAGTTTATACGTCATAATAATAAAAACCTTGCACTGCAATTGCAAATCACTTATCTCCTTACTACTAAAATTCTAATAATTTTGAAAATAAATTCCATTCTAATTATAAATTATATTTAAAATATTCTACAATACTAGATTAATATACATTCATCTCATATTGTGATTATAATTATTATAACTTCTGCATATCAGTAGTTAAGTCTCTTAGTTTTTATAGTATCATTGAAGTATCTTATTCTAAGATACCATTCAACGCCATTTAAAATTTATTAATATTAACTATATTAAACATAGTCAAATTA